ATTAGATTTCATTCTAATGGCTAACGCTAACAATTCTAATCGTGAACTTGAAAAACAAAATGCGATCCTAATGTCGCAAATGTTATTGAACCCAATAATGTTGCAGACGGGAATTGTCAGTCCTTTAAATATTTATAACATCAGTAAAAATGTTTTGGAAAAATATGGTACTCTCGGAATTGACGATTTCATAACCGAGCCAAAGAATGTTCAGCCGGCTTTATCGTTAAGAGACGAGATTGCGAAAATAACTCAAGGCGAAATGCCAACGATTGTCGTTAACGATGATCATAATGCTAAAGCTGACGCGTTGGAAATGTTTGCTCAGGAGCCGGCATTTCAACAAGGTGTTGCTACTGGTATTAATTCGCCAGACGCTCCGAGTAAATTAGCGGCTGCTATTAAGGCGCATAGGATGATGGCGCAGATGATATCAGCTCAGGCTCAGCAGTCGAATGTAACGGGTATGCAGATCAGCCCGTCGTTAGGCGCGAGAGCTGCGGGTCAGGTTGGAGAAACCGGCAGGCCGTTAACGCAGGAGAACTTACCAGCAGGACAAGAAGCCGCAGGAACTCAGGCGAGAGAAGAAAATAGGGGAGCTTAGATATGGAAAAAGAAAATGTTTTATATCACAACGCAAACGAGAACATTCGACTAGGTTCAGCTGTTAGTGAATTAAAGGCGCATGGTAGCTGGGAGGCGTTAGTTGAGATAAAAGATTTCTTGTTAAAAGAATGGACGGACGAACTAGGATCTCCGTTAAGAATGGATCGTCCTCTATTTGCAGAATATAATGTTGATAAGATTCTTTACAATAGATTAGCAGCAATGGGTGCTGTTAAATATTTTTTCAATCTGCTGGATAAATACGAAGCGAGATATTTGGCAGAGGTAGAGAAAAGAAAACTCAAGGAGGAGTTATGAGCGACGAGATCAAGGCCGCCACACCAGCGGTTGACTCAGGTAGCAATGCTACCACTACTGATCCGCGTCTGGATTCGTTAACTGATGTTATTGGTGAAATAACGAACAAGGTTAACAATCTGACGGATGTGACAAACAGAGTAGTAAACAACATGGCTGCGAAAGTGGAGGAACCGGAAGGAGAATCTATTGATTACGCTGACGATCCAGAAGCGTATTTCGACAGAAAGTTGGCAGTAGAAAGAGAGAAGCTTAAAAAAGAAATAAAACAGGAAACAAAAAAGAACAAGACATTTCGTTTTATCAGAAAAAAATGTGGGATGAGTTTCCTGAATCTAAAAATCCTAAATCTCAGTTGTTTAAAACAGCTTGTGCAGAATACAATGCTTTATATGACAAGAATTCACCTGACGCTGAATATAATGCTGTTATCAGAGCTGCTATGAAGTTACAAATATCCGGTAAGAAAGATAATGTTATTAAAGATTATCGCACTGCCGAAGGTAGAACTCAGGGTGTGGTTCTGAATTCCACAACTGGCAAAGTTGATACGTCTCAATTAACAGATGCGCAAAGACAACTCGCGGCAGAACTTGGTGTTACTGAGGAGCGATACGCAGAATTAAAAGGTTCACCGCATGGAAAGAAATGGAGGACATATGACGAAGCCAGATAACAAAGGAACATTCGGATCTGCCGGAACTTTTAGTGCGCCTGTAATTAAACCTAAAGGAGTGTTTAAATATGGCGACAGATTAGCAGTTGTAGATAGAGACGAAAGATTTGAATACAGATGGATTAACGCTCAGGTGTTAGAACAGAACGGTTGGACTCATTGGAATGGTTGGGAACCGGTAAGGACAGGGAATGACTCAGGAGAGGATAACGCCAACAAAGATGGGTTTGCAACTGTTAAAGGCTTCGGAACTTTTAGAAGGGCCGGAGAATTGATATTGGCTAGACTGCCCAAAGAAGAAGCGGCTAAGTTGAAAGCGTATTACCGAAGAAAGGCTATGGTTAGAGAAAATTTGGTTAAGTCTAAAGCTTCATTGCAAAGTCAAAATCAGTATAGAGGAGAAAGTGTAATTGATGTAAAAACAGAGTTCAAAGATCGACATGGAGTAACAAAGGAGGATTAGTATGGCTAATGTAGATAGACCGCATGGGTTTACCATTATTGGCTCGTTATCCGGTGGAGAGGTTGGACGTGGTAGATCTTATCCGCTGGCGGCTGCTAATAGTATAATTGGAATTGGTTGTTTAATTACTGTGACTACAGCTGGTGTTGTAGATCGCAGTGCAGCTTCCGACACTCAGATTGTTGGTGTTGCCATGGAAGCAAAAGCTGCAAGTTCTGGTGGTTATGTTTTGGTTTGTGACGATCCAATGGTTGTTTTAGAAGCACAGACTGATGACGGAACTGGTACTTGTACGGCACTGACAGACATGTTTGGTAATGTCAATTTTGTAGTTACAGATGCTACTAATGGATTATCAAATATGGAAATTGATGAGGATTCTCAGACGACAACAGCAACGCTGCCGTTGAAAGTTATTGGTTTGTATCCCGATCCGAACAACGCTTTTGGCGAATTTAATAGATTGGTTTGCATCATCAATAACCACGTTTATAAATCAGTCGGCGTTGACGGCTTAACATGATTCATGGTGTTTTTAAAAGTTAATTATTAGGAGGAATATATGGCTAATTTAAGAACTGGATTTTCTGATTTATTTTTCAGTGAGGCATTGCCGCTCTTGGAAGATGTAATTATAAATCAGTATGCTGATCATCCTGATTTGATTCCTTATATTTTCAATATTAAGAAATCAACAAGATGGGGCGAGCAAGATACGGCAATCACCGGGTTCGGTGCTGCGGTAGAAAAAGCTGAGAACTCAGCTGTAACTTACGATCAAAACTATCAGGCATATGATAAAACATATACCCATCTAACATACGCCTTGGGACTTCGTACTTCCAAGGAAATGATTGATGACGATAGATTTGATATCGTAACCAAAGGCGCAAAAGCTTTGGCGCACTCTATGTTCGTTACTCGTCAGGTTATCGCTGCGGCTCATTTTAATAATGGGTTTTCCAGCGCTGTTGGCCCTGACGGTAAAGAGTTGTTTGCAACAGATCATCCGCTAGTTGGTGGAGGAACTGAACAGAACGAACTAACAACTGCTGCGGATCTCAGTGTTACTTCTCTTCGTCAGGCGTTGGTTGACATCAACGACACTACAGACGAAAGAGGCTTGCCGGTGTTTATCACACCGAAGTATCTGCTGCTTCCGAGTGAATTACAATTCACAGGAGAAGAGTTGTTAAAATCAACTTTAAGACCGGATAACGCAGAGAACGCTATCAACGCGTTCAAGATGAAAAATCTTGATTGGGTTATGTGGCAGTATCTGACGGATCCTGATGCGTGGTTTATTATCTCAGATAAAAACCAACATTCATTGAAGTTCAATGATAGAGAGCCGGTGAATGTTTCTTCGGATTACGACTTTGATGCAGACGCATCAAAGACAAAGATTCGTTGTCGTTTTAGTTCGGGTTGGTCTGAGTGGAGAGGCGTTTTTGGTAGCCCTGGAATTTAATGAATTGTAATTTGGCCGCTTAATAATCCTTGTTGATCTTGCGGCGAGATTTCTGACTTCCCCATGTCAGAACAACAAGGGTTAATTTTGGATAAAGGAGTTTATTATGGTCACAAGATATCCTCATGGTATTTCTAGTATGGGAATCCCAGCTTTAGGTGGAATCCCTCCGATTTTTGGAAAATATTTTCATGTTTGTCCAGGTGCTACTAGCAATGGCTCGGGTTTAAGTAAAGAAGAAGCCCTTGCTGATTTACAGACAGCATACGGACTTTGTACTTCTGGCGCAGGCGACGGAATTATTCTTTGGTCATACGGAACTACAACCGCTGGCTGTACTTCTTATTTGACTGAGGAGTTAACTTGGTCGAAACATGGTATTACTGTAGTTGGTGTTTGCGCACCTACTATGTTTGCTCAGAGAGCCAGAGTAGCAAGCGCCTCAACAGCAACGGATTTGACTCATATGATTGATGTCACCGGAGCTAATAATGTTTTTATGAACATGAGTATTGGTAATTATGGCAGTGATGCTACTGCACTCGGTGGCATAAAAGTAACTTCTGGAGTAAGAAACTATTTTTACAATGTTCATATGATTGGTGCTTGTCACGCAACACCGGCAGCAACAGCCGCTGCTAATAGTTTGGCTTTAAGTGGTGCTAGTGAGAATACATTTGAAAGGTGTATTATTGGTTCAGACACCATCAACAGTGTTGGAACAAATGCAACTTGGAATATGTCGTTCGCGTCTGGTTGTGCTCGTAACGTATTTAAGGATTGCGTATTTTTATCACAGACTACATCTGGTCAGGCAGCACATGTTGCTATTCAATTTGTAGGCGCTGGCGATTCAATCAACAGAACTCAGTATTTTGATAATTGTATGTTTCACAATTATAACGCAGGTGCGTTATCAGCACAGACTTCGCTGGTAGGTGGAACGAGTCCGAATAACGGTTATATTATTTTACATGATTGCGGAATTCTTGGTTATGCTGACGCTGATGCAAATTCAGCAGCAATCGTTTACTCAAGTAGAGCCGCATCCGCAGCCGATGGTGGTGTAATGTCAGCTTGTTAATTGACTTTAAAAGGAGATTGTTATGGCTAATAAAGTTATAGATTTAGACGGAATCGCCTATCGAGTCAAAGAACGGGACAATGCCGGAATGTGGCAGGATTGTTATTTAGAGGCGAGGCCAGTTAGTAAGATATGTAAATATGTAGATGATTTTGTTGGTTTTGATACGGGTCATTGGGTAGTGACTGAGACAAACGGTTCTTGTACTCAGGCACTTGCAGACACCAGAAATGGTGTTTTGGTTTTAACGTCTATAGCAACGGAAGATAATGGAACACAAATTCAACTTGGTACTTCAACAACTGGCGAAGCGTTTGCTCCGGCGGCTAGTAAGAACCTTTGGTTTGAGACGTACATTGCTAGTAACGATGCAGATCAGAATGATATCTTTGTCGGACTTCATGTTCAGGACACAAGCATTATTGCTGGTTTTGGAACTGATTATATTGGGTTCCAGGTAGTTGATGCAAGCGCGAGTATTAATTGTTTGTCTTGCGCTTCGTCTGTAGTGACTACATCGTCAGCAGTAGCGACATTGAGTGACGACACTTTTGTCAAACTTGGTTTTAAAATTACAGGTACTAGCAAGATTGAATTTTATGTAAACGATAATTTAGTTGCTACACATACGACAACGATACCGACTGCGTTAATGCAGTGTTCGTTGGCTCATCTGACAGGTGAAGCTGTGGCTAACACTCTGTCAATTGATTATGTGGCTATTGCACAGGATCGTTAATTGTTTGGATTAGAGCTAAGTAATTAGCTCTTTTCCAATCAGTTAACTATTTGAAAGGAGAAGTTTATGTCGAGACCGTTATTGATAAAACATTACAGAAAGACTTTGACTTTAGCAGGTACAGCTCAACCGATTTACACTGCTACAGAACTGGGAGCAGGGCATAATAGGTTTACTACTGATGTTGAAATTTTTGCGTTAGCTACTAATTCTGGTAATGTTTATGTCGGAAATAATGTAGATAATACAGCTAAACCTATTTATCCAGGAACTGTTAGGGCTTTTTCTTCTTCTCCTCTGTCGGGTAGAGATTGGCCTGCGTTTGACATGCAGAACATGTATTTTGATGGCGATACAACAGGCGATATAATTATAATAACTTATTATGCTTTTGCATCGTAAAGAGAGGAAATATTTATGCCTATTATAGATGGAAGTTCAACTAAAATTGCTGTTTCTGACATTCAATTGGGAGCTGTTGAAGTTAAAGACAGTGACACTGATGTTAGGGCTAATGTAAAAGCTGCTAACACAGCTCGAACTACAGCTACGATTGTTGTTGCAACTCAGGAAGTTGGAGCTGACGGTACGGTTCCACCGACTGGATCGGCCAAGACTAACGCTCCGTTTAGTAAAATTACAGACGGCACGAACGATCTACCAACAATGGATGCAGTGGCAAGAGCAGGTTTTCAGAAGATAACAGATGGAACATCTACAGCCGCAGTATTGGCAAGAACAACAGGGCAAGAATCTCCTGCGATAACTGATGATCCGGTTGTTGTTTATAATGTTGGAGCAGCGGTTTTAATCCCACCGACTCATATTTCTCCGGTGGATTTTGCAGCAACTTACACATCAAGCACAACAATAACTTGTTCAGGCGCACCTTTTACAATAGCGGATGCGAATTGTTATGTTACTCACATAGATTATTTCCCATCAGGATCAACATTCTCCAAGCGGTTAATCAACGGTGTCAACGGCGTATCGATAAAAGCGGCGGCAAATGTGATTACAGTTGCCGGAGCAGGAACTCCATTCGCTGCAAGTGATACTTATTACATCGGAGTTAGAGCCCAGAATAAGGGCTATCATGCTGCTAATACAGCTTTTAGAGGTGAGATAATTAATCGTAAAGGTGACTCTGTGCCCGACGATGATTTGGTAGATACAACTAACGTAACTGCGGCATCACATTATTATCCTTCAAGCTCAGGGTTGCTAATGGAAGGATACAGAGATTATTCAGTCTCCGGTAAATTGATTGACGCAGATGGTACTTTGACATTGACGATTGAAGGCATGAACGATGAAGACACAACGTCGGGCGATTGGATACAGTTATATGCTTATGACGACAAGAACAACGTGACAACAAATAGCTGGTCGGTAACTAACGGTACTTTAACTTATGCAATCTCTTTAAATAACTGTAACTATAAGTATCTTCGGGTTGTGGTAGTAGCAAACGGAGCGACTAACACGGTTATCGTTAAAGGCAGAAGAAAGGAGATATAATATGCAGAATCCCATGAGAGATTGGAAATATGTAAGCAAATCAATTGATTGCACAGGCGCAACACCTATCAGCGTTTTTACTGTAACAGGTGATGTTGTGATGGCTGTATTTGGTGTTTGCAAAACTGCATTAACGACTTCGGATTCTATAACTGCAGAGCTTGGAGTATCGGGAGCGACAACCGCTTTCATAGCTCAGGTTGCAAATGCAACAGGGTTGGGAATTAACGAAATATGGCATGATGCTTCACCTGATGCGACTATTGAGTTAGAGAGTGTTTGGGCGAATAGAATAGTCAGTAACGGACAAGATGTTATTTTAACGACAACTGGAACGGTAACAGATGGGGACATTACATTCTATTGCCGCTGGTTTCCACTTAGTGCGGACGGGAATGTTGTTGCTGCATAAAGGAGATAATATGATTTATGTTTATCCTGAAAATTGGGTTGAGCCAGCGCCGCCATTAAAAATTGTTTTAAGTGATGCTCAACGATTGGCAGTTAAAAATAAAATGAAGGAATATATTAATTTAAAAGACAAACCTATTTTGATAAAGGATTTGGCGGAGGTTGCACAAAAGTTTATTTTAAAGAATTACAATGTTCACATACAGGATCAGGTTTTGGCTGAGATAGCTATTGAAATTCAAAACGAGTGGCATCCTGTGATTATTGAAAAAGAGGTGTTAGATATATGAGCACTAAAGATAAAGACCTTTTCCCAGCAGCAAGCGATGTTGTGTTTGCGGAAAACTTTCGTAACAACGCCTCTGTGGCAAATAATGGTGGGACTATATCAGGCAATCCAGTTATTGAGAATGGGGTTGGTGTTTTTGATGGTACTGGTGATTATATAAGCTATCCTAAACCAGACTTTAATTATGGGGGAAATTTTACAGTAGCTGGATGGATAAATATAGGAGCAACAACTGGTAATACTGCTATATTTGGACAAGATACCGATGGAACATATAAAGTTTTATTTTATCAGGCGGCAGGTGGTACGAATATGTACTTTTATGTAGTGTCCGCAAGCGGAACTGCATATACACCAGCTTATTCTTTTGGATTAAGTACATGGAGGCATTTTGTTTGTGTGTATGATAGTAGCCTGGCCTCAAATAGACTTAAACTTTATATGAATGGTGCTATTGCATCACAGGTAAATGGTTACGCAGAGAATGTAACTACACCAGTTGGGAAGTTTGAGATAGGTAATTATATTACTGATTTTAATGGTAGCATTAAAGATTTAAAAATAATTAATAGATCGTGGACAGCACAAGAGTGCCTTGATGATTTTCAAGGGAGTACGTTTAATTATGAAAACAAAAATGTATTGAATTTACCAATGCACGATAAGATAGGTAGTGCAGCTCCGTTTACTACGAGTGATTTATCAGGTAAAGGATATGATGCTACTTACGGAGATGGAACAACTGCTTCAACTTTCCCCACTAAAGCGAGTGGAGATAATTATAATACTTATGATGGTGGGGATTATTTAACCGTTGCGGATAACAGAAACTTAGATATTACAGGACAAATGACAGTAAGTTGTTGGGTTAGGCCAACGGCAACAACAGGGAATTGTGCAATTATAGGAAGACCTGGCGGAGCTACTTATAAGTGGCTATTGTATCAGGCTCCTAGTACAAGTAACTTTTATTTTTATGTCATTACTGCTTCAGGTTCAACTAGTAGCGGGCTTGTTGCATTGCCTCAAAATAAATGGTCAATGATTACAGGTGTTTATGATAAATCTTTAAGTTCAAGTAGAGTTCAGATTTATGTTGATAAAGGTAATGTATTAAATAGCGCAAACGGTTACAACGAAGACATGGTTGATCAGACAGGGTTAGCGATCAATATTGGTAAATATATAGCAAATTTTAGAGGGGATATAGGGCCAGTAGGATTATGGAAATTCCCACTAACAAAGACACAACGATTAAACGAATATTATAAAGGTCGTAAATATTTAGGATAACTTAAAATAATATGAAGGCAATAAAAAAACCAATTGAGGATGTATGTCATTAGTTGGGAGGCTGAATGGCAGGGGTGACGGAGACAGAGTGTATGGAACGAGTCCGATGTTTACGTCTTGAAATGCAAGATAATATGAAAGATTTGCAAAAACAGATTAAAGATAAGTTATCACATGGCGTTTTTGTGATAGTTGTCAGCATAGCGATTGCTGTTATCGGTGGCATGTTTACTCTAACAATGTCTGAGGTTAAGAATGTGCAGGATAGCGTAGATTATGCTCGCAAAAACATAACGATCACTAAAGAGGACGTTGGATATATAAAAGGCAAGATTGAAAACTTGATTATTAAACAATAAGGGAGGCTGATAAGGGAGGCTGATATGGGAGGTTACAAGACTTACATTTTTGGTGCATTAGGAGCGGGAGCAACATTCGCAATGGTAATGGGTTGGATTGACAAAACTTTATGGGAAGCCGCTATGGGTTTTTTAGGCTTCGGTGGTATGATTGCACTTCGTGCAGGAGTGAAAAAGATTGGAGAGTAAATGACATTATACAGGCAAAAGACATTTCAGGATTTATATGAAGGTGTTTTGCGTAGAATAAAATTGCCTACGTCTCAAGCTGATGCTCTAGCTGCGTGCAAGGATTTTATCAATTCCAGATACAACGAAATTGCATATAGGCAGAAATGGAGATGGCGAAAAGAACGTAGAGATATTAAAATCGAAGCTAAATATAGCACAGGCACAATTTCTGTAGTCAATGGCAGTCGGGAAATTACAGGCACTTCTACTGCTTGGGACGCTAATAAAAAAGGCTGGTGGCTTAGAATTACAGGTGAAGATGAAGCGCAGGAAGTCGTGGCTATAAATGCTATAACTCAGGTGGCGATATTGGCAAGCGAGTTTATAGGTACTACAAACACCGAAGCGACTTACACTATGTTTAAGTTCGAATACGGTCTTTTTCCTGATTGTGAAGAGTTGGATTTGGCTTGGCATGACAAACGAAATAAACCGATGGAATTGGTTTCTCACAGGGAGATCATCGAAGCTATGGCGAGAAATCCTGAGTTAGAAGGTCAACCTATAGCGTGTTCGGTCTCAGGCTTTAAGAATTATCAAGGTCAGCCGTTAGGTTCGTTCCTGCTCGGCTATGACTTCTTGTCGAGTTCAACGTCAAAGAATTTAAAGCTGCTGGTTTTTCCGCATATACCGGACGAAGATTATATTCTGCATATCAGCTATATGAAGAAAATTACACCTTTAGACGCAGACGCAGACGAACCGTTAATCCCTGTGGAAAAGCGACAGATCCTGGTTTACGGTGCTTTGGCAGATATGTTCAGCCGGGAACGGCGTGACGAAACTGCTGCTTTCTGGGAGAGAAAATTTGGTGATGAATTGAAAACCATGGAAAACGATTCTGAATTTACAGACGACAGGCCTAGATTAATGGCTGGCGGAGTTTGGAGAAACAACAAAAGGAGGCTTCATCCAGAAGATGGTGATTTAGGACGTTATTTTGATACCACATATACACCTTATGATTGAGGAATTATGGCAGAAAAGACTACATTTAAAATGCCTGTTTGGCCAGCTTCTGGTGGAATGGATCAAAGCTCTATTCCTGGTACGTCAGATCCAGGTCGTTTATACGATTGCGACAATGTTATATTCACAGTTAACGGATCGAGGAAAAAGAAATGGGGACTGAATAATTATTATCGTTCGGGGTTTACACCGACAATTAGTCAGAACTTTAGAGGTATGACTGATTATTGGCGTAACGTATCGGGAGTTCAAACCCAAAAGATAGTTGTGTTCGCTGGAGGTAAACTTTGGGCTGATTCCGGCGACGGTCGTTTCAGCGATATAAGTGGCACTACAACTTTGGTTGCTGACGATCAGGTTTCGTTTGAAGCTTTTGGCGGTTATCTGATGGCGTTCTTCGAGAGCTCTGTTCCTCAGTATTGGATTATGAGTGGCAATTTCGCTGATCTGGCTGGAACGCCTCCAGCTGGTTCTATGGTTAGAGTTCATCGACGAAGAGCTTGGGCGGCTGGAGTTAAAACAGCGCCGCATAGGTTGTATTATTCAGCCGTTGACGATCCTACCGATTGGACTGTTCTAGGCGGTGGAGGATCGATAGACATCGATCTGGGAGATAACGATCCTGTTGGTATTACTGCCATATTTCCATCGTTTTTCAACGATTTATACGTTGCTAAGCGAAGATCGTTGTATAGGGTCAGGGAGATAACTTCAGACGATTTAGCTTCTACTTCATTCGTATTAGAACCTGTAGTTCAAGGCATCGGTTGCTTGTCTCATAATGCAGTGGCAGCTACACCAAACGACATCATTTGGCCGTCGGAGAGAGGAATTCACTCTCTCAGTAAGACAGACAAGTTTGGTGACGTAGATGCGGCCTTTTTGTCGTATCCCATTCACGAACTTTATAACGAGGATGTGAGCTTTAAAAAGGCTAAAAACATGAGAGCTATCTATAGTCCTGAGCTTAACTCATATCTGTTCGCCTATACTCGAAGGGGACAATCAACAAACTCTGATTTGTTGGGTTACAATATTGTGATCAACGAATGGTTCAGGTGGCAGGATTACGATTGTGCCGGACTGACTCAATATGTGGACAGGAACAAGAAATCAAGAGTGCTAGTGGGTCAGGAAGCTCTTAATATAGGTGTACTCGATTCGGATATAACGACAGATTTTGGCAATTCGGTAGAGATGTACGCAACAACGCCTCTCATTTATCCAACTACCAAGCCGGACGTTACAAGTGATTTTAAGAATATTTGGGTATTTTTTAAACCTCAAGACGAGGGTGAATTCAAAATGACGTATCAAATTGATAATAATGAAAGTAAAACAGAAACTGTTGATATGACATCTGGAGGAGCATCTTTGATAGGCACTGCTATTATAGGTAAGGATGTTATTGGTGGATCGGGTAGAATTAAAAAAGAAGTTATACCATTGTTGGGATCAGGCGAATCGATACAAATAACTTTTAGTCAAACTCCGTCAACATCAACGGCGGATGAAGATTGTGATATTTTTGGATTTATAATTGAGGGAGAGTATGCAGAGGACGCTGCGACTTCAACTGTAACTTAGGAGGAATATTTATGGCAATTACAATAACTGATTTAGCGGTAACTGAGGGGTATGCTGATGATAACATGTTAACAGAGACGCAACTAAACGCTGCGGTAGGAGATGACAGTTCGGGTTCGATAGAATATTACATTAATAACTCAGTCATCACTAATATAATTCAGATAGCCAAGGATGCTTGGGGAACTAGTTCTGCTTATACTTTAGACGGTGACGGCACTGCTAACATGACAGCCACGTTGTTCAATAAACAATACGCGACTGATTATTATAACGGTGGCAATATCACTATAGGCACATCAGCGGATTCGGCTTGGGCGGCAGTAGATGCCGTTAATGCTTCGCTATCGTTTAAGCCTGAGATGATAGGTCAGTATCGAGTGACTTGTTATTTTACTCATAGAGCAACTTCGACCGCCACTACTGAATTTGAGATTGACACTGGCTTTAGGCTTACAGATGGAACTGACGCTTCTTACGCAGTTAATTCTGGGGGTTATATACCAGCAACGGCAGCGGCTAGTGGAGAATTCTTTCATCCTTGTTTTATAACTTTTGTTTTCGATTGGTCAACTACAACAACAAAAACCATTACGTTACAAAAATATAACAGAACTTGCACTGCTGTGAGTGCAAATGTTGTTTCAGCGGCGGCTGCCACCGGAGAGTTTTATATTGTTTGTGAAAAAATATAATGTTTCACGTGAAACAATTTGGGGTGTAGATGAGCGTTCAGGAATTAGACATTTTAAAAAGCTGGAAGCGCGGCACAACTATTCGTGAGATTAATTGGGACGATATTCGTGTGCCTTTAATAAAATGGGCTGACACTATTGTTAAGGATATGAATCAATTGCGAATTGATCTTCTGGGTTCTAATTATCCGTACAATAATAATAGTGTCATTAATCTAGCCAACTGCATTGTTCAGTGGGACACCTTTATTTCTGTTCTTGACTGGATATTCAGTGGAGACGTTACGTTTACTGGCGCTAACACTTATAGTAATGCCAACACTTTTGCGGCTGGAAAGTTAAAGATTGGCGGCGCTTCTACTGGCGTAGCGAGTTTGCAAAACGCTAATACTTCGAGCGATAGGACAATGACAATCTACGCTGATGGCTCTAATCCTTATTTAGTGGCTGGCGATGATTTAGCATTACATCAACAAACTTTTAATTGGGAAAATTTACAAAAAATATTTTTTGAAAGAATTGTAGCAATTATAACTAAAGCTACTATGGGTGGAGTAGTTGCTGATACATATATGCAATCAATGGCTATATATAATGGTAAATTGTATATTGGGACTTTTAATGCTGCATTAGAAACAGATTCTACAGCAGCAAAGGTGTTATGTTTTGATGGTTCAACTTGGTCAGTAATAACTAAAGCTACTATGGGTGGGGTTAATGCTGATAGAGATATTCAGTCAATGGCTATATATAATGACAAATTATATATGGGTACTACAAATATTACAGCAGCAACAGATTCTACAGCAGCAAAAGTGTTATGTTTTGATAGTTCAACCTGGTCAGTAATAACCAAAGCTACTATGGGTGGGGTTAATGCTGATATAGTTATGCAATCAATGGTTGTTTATAATGATAAATTGTACATTGGTACTTATAATGTAACAGCAGCAACTAATTCTACCGCTGCTAAATTGTTAGTATTTGATGGTTCAACTTGGTCAGTAATAACTAAAGCTACTATGGGTGGGGTTAATGCTGATATAGTTATGCAATCAATGGCTATATATAATGGCAAATTGTATATAGGAACTCAAAATACTACGGCAGCAACTGATTCTACAGCAGCAAAGGTGTTATGTTTTGATGGTTCAACTTGGTCAGTAATAACCAAAGCTACTATGGGTGGGGTTAATGCTGATATA